TATTATCGTGAATATCTGAAAGATGTTTTTTATACAGAAGTGACGGAAGGATTTGCGGGGATTCGGTTTATGGATTATTAAAACTATAAGAATTGTAAAAATGGTGCCGCATTGTTTCTTACGTTTTTGATAAATGAGAAAAGATATACGGAGGTGTCCCCATGACGGAAATTATTACATATATACAGGCGAACTGGACCGTCTGGCTCTTTGGGCTTGTTGGAGCTGTTCTTGGGTACATCATTCAGAAGCTCAGAGCGCAGCAGAAAGAGTACCATGCAATCGCAGAGGGCGTCCAGTCCCTTCTGCGGGAAAACATTGTAGCGAATTATAACAAGTATCAGGACAGAGGAAACTGTCCGATTTACGCGAAAGAATCACTGAAACATGTATATGAATCATATCATAACTTAGGCGGCAACGACGTTGCCACGAAATTATATCATACTCTTCTGGAAATGCCGGAAGAGCCGAAGGAGGGATAAGAGATGGGAGCAGATAATACGATTTCATACATAACGGGAAGCCTTGCAGCAATGGGCGTACTGGCATTTTTTGTGGCGGTAATCGTACAGACAGTAAAAGAACTGCCTGTTTTAAAAAAACTTCCCACAAGCGCCGTGGCTCTTGGTGTTTCCCTTATCCTTTGCCCTCTTTCCCTGCTGGCATTCTGCGCTTATGCAGGAGAAAGCGTGACCTGGTATTTTATCTGTGCTTCCATTCTGGCTGCATTTCCTGTTTATCTTGTGGCAACTGGAGGCTGGGAGAGACTGCGTGACATATGGGAGAGGACAAAGTATAAAGATGGGGAGAGCTGATGGCTCTCCTTTTTTTGATACCGTAAATAAAACGAAACAGCAGGGAAAGCCTGCAAAATACGAAAGAAGGTTTTGAAAATGGAAAAGAAAAATGTAATAGAAAGACTGATCAATATAGCGGAAAAGGAGATCGGGTATCTGGAAAAGGCTTCAGAGAAAGACCTGGATTCTTTTACAGCAAATGCAGGGAGCGGGAATTATACAAAATACTGGCGGGACGTAAAGCCGGAGTATCAGGGGCAGCCCTGGTGTGCAGCTTTTGTCACCTGGGTGTTTGATCGGACGTTTGGAAAAGAAAATACAAAGAAGCTCTTAAAACACTATCCGTATGTGTACTGCCCGGATTTGGGAAACCGCTTTACAAAATATGCAAACCCCAAAGTTGGAGATGTAGTGATCTTCTGGAGAAACGGCACATTTGCCCATACGGGGATCGTGACGGCGGTTTCTGGAGACAGATTTGAAACGATAGAAGGGAATACGTCCGGGGCATCGGGGATTATTCCCAATGGAGGTGGCGTGTGTAAAAAGAGTTATTATAACAGCCGGCTTCCGGGAACAAAGTTCTGCCGTCCGGAGTATTCCCTTCTGGAAAAAGGGGAAGACACTTCTGGAAGCCTGAGTAAATCTCCAAAGTGGACAGGCAGAGTAACCGCCAGTTCTTTGAACGTGCGACAGTGGGCAGGAACGAAATATCCGAAGCTCAAATCCTGCCCGGAGCTTTCCCGTGGAAAGACAGTGGAAGTGTGCGATACAGTAAAAGCGGAGGACGGAGAAGACTGGTATTATGTGAGGATAGACGGAAGGATTTACGGGTTTGTGTGCGGGAGGTACATAGAAAAGATTTAGGCTTCCTTTATAAAGGGAAACGTGATACTCTGAGAATATAAGAGGATAGATTCTTGTTTTGTGTCAGAATTGAAAACAAGGTAAACTAGATATTGGGGCGTATAAACAAGCAGAGCGGTTTTAGGAGAAACGATCGGTTTCTCTTTGGAAATGCGGAATTCTATGTGAGGAGGAAAGTATGGGACTAAGTTTGATGATATTTTGGAAAGAAATGATAAAAGGGTTATATGAAAAGCAGTTACTTTCAGAGAAAAGCTATAGCTGTTTGCAGGAGTTTTTGGATACAGAGGAATGTAAGAAAATATTGTCTGTAAGTATCAAAAATATAGAAGAAAAAAACCTGTACCAGCAAAAAATCATACATATTTTAGATAACTATGAATGTGACAGGGAAGACGAAGCTGTTTTGTGCTATGATAAAATTTCACTGGAAAAGAAAGTTGCCTGTGTAAATGAGTTTTATGAAAAGGGAAGGCTATATATTCTGCTTTGGTATATCTGCTTTTCCCAATTTGATAAAATAAGAGAAGAAATGGAATCAAACGTCTGCTATCGTAAGTATCAGAAGAAAATGTCTCTGGAAGGCGGCAAGTTCAGCTTAAATCCACTTCATGATTTGTGTATAGGAGGGGTAAAAAGAGGTGAACTGTATAAATGAGTGCCGAAAGATATTCGGGAAAAAGTAGAGTTTGGTTTTGATGAGGAAGGAAAACTTCTTATAGAAAAATGGCATAAGGACGAACAGGAATTAAGGAGTATCAGCTTTTATTTCTATTCCAAGTCATATGTTTTCAGTTTTTGGTTTAGAATAGACAGAGATGCTGAAGCACACTTAGAATATATATATCTTCAGGAGTGGGAAGAAGAGAAGATTTCAGGCTGGGAAAGAGCGACGATGGAGTACAGCTTGAACGGAAGGTTTTGGAAAAGAGGCGTTTGGAAAATACGTGCGGAGAAAATGGAGTATAAAGATAAGATTTTAAAGTTTTGGTTAAGCAAAGACTTTATATTTCCCGAAAAAAGTATGTCTTCGAAAGTGGGACAAGGACTGCTTGGTTGTGACTTGTATCAGTTTGAACATGATGAAAACAGGAGATTAACGATATACAGAACTTGTAAAGATGTTTTGGCTGTTGACGAAGGAAGAGAACCGGAAGATGTACCAGACGATATATATAAGTATGAAATAATAAGTTCAGGTACAGAACCGGAGGCAAGCAGGTGGAAAAGACCGAATTATTTTAACAAATAAAAAATAAATCGTTTACTGGTATGAGGATAAGAGGGCGAGTTAATTGAACCAATCAGAAAGATACAATAATAAAGAATAATGCTTACGACCTTGGGGGCAACATGATCCGCATGGAGGAGTACGCTTTTACAAAGGCGGACAAGGCTCTTCCGGCAACTCAGGTAAAAACAATCCGCGGAACTTTTGACAGCACATGGAAGGACCAGCTTCTCACCTGGAATGGGGTTTCCATGACATACGATGCCATTGGAAATATGGTAAAGAAGGGAAATACCACCTACACCTGGACACAGGGAAGGAAGCTTTCCGCGGTAAATAATGGAAAGAAGATCCAGTATTTCTACGACCACACAGGACTGATTGATGAAAACGGCGTAAGCGTGGTGCAGTACCAGTACGACAGTTGGGGAAAACAGATAAAAGATGGAAAATCTCTTAAAGAGTTGAATCTGATAGATGTGGCAAGTTCTGCTATTAGTTGTGCAGTTGCTGTAACTGGACCTGGTGCGGCATATGGCGCTAAGTTAGGACGTTTAAAAATAAAAAGGAAACTTAATAAGCTGAATTATGCAGGGAAAGGAATTAACTATCGTGTGCACCGTAGGATTATTGGCTGGGGATTCTATAGTGATGGAAAAACGGGAGAATCTTATACATATCCAATATATTCATCTTAAATGAAGGTAGAATATTGAGCTTTCTAAATAAAAGTAGAAAGCTCAATATTCTAGAAAGATTATATTTATTCTGAAAATATTAGTAAAAGAGGGAAGATGATGAAACATAGAAAAGCATTAACTACTATATTGGGAGTCATAATTGCAGTTTCCTTTTATCTTTTTTATGTCATTGATATTGGACGGGAAATGGAAGATGAAGTGTTGATTCCTGCCTTGCTTATAGGAATGCTTTTAATATGGGCAAATTTTGTGGCAGGGGAATCATGGCTTACGGAAAAGGGACTGGATGTGGGGCTATATCCGGATTCCAGAAATCCGTTGTATTTGCAGGGATTCTTTCGGAAATATTCATGGGAGAATCCAAAAGAAAGCATTTTTTCCGGGTTAAAATGCTGCTATTTCTATCAGGTGCACAGAGTGATTCAGGCAGTCGCTCTTTTATTATATGGGATTTATAACCATTATATA